CCTCTGTTACCACTGCACCCCTTAACCAACCCTCATCATCCATTACAATAAGGCCTAGGCTTAGAGATGCTGCTCTAGCTCGTCCGGTAAAGGAGACTGCATCAACCTTACCATCTAGTATGTCACGAATGATAGTATAGGCCAGCATTCTCATCTTATGATCTTTTTGTTCTTTGGTCATATTGTTACCCAGCGTTTAGCTCTACCTCTTCGATACTATATTTTATAGAGCCATAGGAAACTTCCTTGGCCATTTTTTCGTTAGCGTAGACGCCAATAATTTTGGTTATACCAATATTTGTATAACCAAAATGCTTGTCTTCGATTCTTTCGGACACCACCCAGACCATTTGTTTTTTGTTCATACTATTATTATATGGTTGTTTCTAGCAATTGCAGCAGTTAATGAAGCCAGCTAAACCTTCTGGAGTATCGCAGCCGCAGCCATTATCGGCGGCAGCTTTCCAAGCCTCAAGTTCTCTTGTCAAGTTAGAGATGCGACGAGCAGCTTCCAGAAAGATTTCTTCTTGATCGGTACTGGGGCAATCGTTGAGAAGGCAGATGAAATCTGTATTTGTCATTTCGTTCATATTTTTATTGTATCACCTTTCCTTGATAGGTCAATTTAATTATGCCATGATTGTTTTTTTGACTTGGTAATTGCAAAGAGATGTAGCCCCCAACATCACCATTTATATCACCCATCATTAGAATTTCTGGATACTTGACCATAAGCTTTTGAAAGTCTTTTTTGAATTTTTGGAGCTTTTTGAGTTTGTCTTCGTCGTTCATGTTTTTACTCTACCACATAGGAGACATAGATCAACTCTTTTGTTTAAAAAGCCCAGGAGTCAGCCACTGGTAGTAAATCCAGCAAATCATGAGCAACGACCTCTGCGTTCGGCAGGGAAAATGGTGGCACCGCAAGGACTCGAACCTTGATTTCCTGCTTGGCTGCGGACAGAGGGCGTGAGCCTTGCGCCTGCTTGGGATTCTTCGCGGGTAATGATCCCACGGGAGCGCCTGCTCCACGGTGCATTGAAAAGATTAAAGAAGCCGAACAAAGACCTGCATGCAACGCCGTTGACGTTTTCTCTTGGATTCGGGCTGTATTTTCGGCGTGCATGAGACTCTAACAATGTACATGCACTTGAATGCATTGCAACAACTGTTTCAAAGTTCCATGCAATCAAATCACCTACACTTTATAGGGTGTACAGGATGTATAAACTACTTGACATGAAAACATCATTTGCATTGTATTGTTTGTTGGCAGCTTTTGCATAGCGCCGCACATTGTTGGTCAAATCATTCAAATTGGGTGGTCTCATATTACATTGTATTCATCAACTGGATGATGTTGTCAACTGCTGTTTAAACTGATCAATGATGTCTATGTTCAACAATGAGTCTGATGCATCATGCAGTGCTGATGATTGATGTGTTGTATGTAAATGTCCAAGTTGGTCATGATGGTCCAAGGTGTTTGTCCACCATGTAAGCAATGTTATCCAAATGATACATGATGCTGATGCTGTATGATTTGAAAAAATCATGCGAGCTGTTGAGGTATTTAAAAGTATCATGCAAAATCATTGCATGATCATGCAATGATGCATCTTGCAAAATCATGGCATGATCATGTGATAGTTTGGTTTTTTTCATGGCATTGTCATTTGTTGCACATTATAACAGTTTAATGATGCATTTGATTATCCAATTGATGCGGCTTTTCATGTTGATGTTAATGTGTTCAAAGAATGTGTAAGAATCTGCACCAGCATAGTCATGCTGACTTGCAATGGCTCTGTGCACATAGTGAAGTGCACCATCTGCATATAATTGGAGATTATGTATATTCTGTTGCATTCTGAATTAAGCAGAGCGTTCATCAGATTTATATTTGCTTTTCATGGTTGATGTTGCATGTTGATGATGTTGGCAAAATAATGTGCTGCAATTGCAAACCTGCGTATTATATATTCATCAATAGTACGTTTGATGTTTTCATGTTGTTGCCATGCATCCAGCTTGTGTGCTGGCATTTTAGCAAAAGATTGTACACTGTGATTGCCATAAGTGATGGCATACAAATTGACTCTCTGCAGCTCTCTCAGTTGTTGCGCATTCATAGTGTATATTTATTGTATTCTTTCATCATGCTGCTTACATCAGCTGCAATGTATGCAGCATCTCTGATGATTATGTTCAACACAACATCAAATTTTGCGTAATTGATTCTGTTGGCATAACGTGCTTCATGCAATATATTGTATGCATCATGTGACAATTGCTGTGCGTTCATGGCATTTTGAGCAGTTGTTGCAGTGCTCTCTTCAATAATCCAATTGTAGGATATACCTCTCTCAAAAATAAACGTGTTGCAATTTTTGTTGTTTGTACATCTTTAAAGTTTTGATGTAATACATTGGCATATGTTCTGCACGTGATGCTGATGCAATACTGCTGAAATTTGTGTTGTTGTGCATTGTTGTTCATAATGCGTCGATGAATTCTAATATGTTGTCTACAATGTTGCTGCAGCGCCTGTTGGTGTAGTGCAATATATTTAGGGTTTCATGACGATCCAATGCATAAGTTGCAGGCTCATAATTATTTATGATGCGCATGTCTATGCGCATGGCTGCAGCATAATTGCGTAGGCTGCTGGTGTAAGCTTGTTGTATGTCATTCATACATGTTTATCATTTCAACACCAGTTTCAAATTTGGGTCGGGTATTCATATTATTATTTACTTTTTCCTGTGCACTTGTTGCCATGGCTTGACATCCAGTATATTATAGACAATGGAGGACTGCAACATGTCTTGCACTTGTTCTGTGAACCTAGTTTTCAACACTTGTCTTGCAATTTCATCATTGCTCATTTTGTATCGTGTTGTAAAGTCTTGCATGCCATCCATAGCACGCAACAACAATTGACGCATGTTTTGACACACAACATTGAGTTTTTCAGCTTGCATTTGCTTCATGGTAATCATAGCTTTATTTATTGATGATTCTTTGCATTGTTGCAGCAATGGCTTTGATCCACATGATGCATCGGTTCACTCCATAATCACTGTGCTGTTCATCAGCTTCACGTGCATGGTCAGCCACATAGCCAGCTGCACTGGACAGAAAGTCTGCTACATCACTAATGGAATTGTTTGTTGTAGAATTGTATTTCATTGTTGTACAAGTTTATTTAAATTCTTGGCTACATATACACAACACCGTGTACATTCCCGCAAATACATCTCACGTTGAGTAACTTGCCAGCTGTCATTGCTGCAATCATTTGCGTACTGAGCAAATTGCAATGCCCATTCAAGGTTTTTGATGATGGGTTCATTCATGTGTTGATAATTTACTTTTTTCTGTGCACTTGCTGCCATAGCTCAACACCCAGTAATACACAACACCGTGTACATTCCTGCAAATACTCACGTAGAGTAATTTGCCTGCCGCCAAAAATGGAAGTATTGGAAATAATCGTGCCGCAATCATTTGCATGCTGAGCAAATTGCAATGCCCACCGTGGCCATTCCCGCAAATACAACTCACGTTGAGTAACTTTGGTGGCTTGTTTATGAATGCTGCTCATGATTTGTACAACAATGTGGCTATGATGTTGACAATGTCAATGCATCGTGCAGTGCAAAATCTGATGTACATTGTTTTTTTGTTAGTGTTGTTGGCATGCAATGCATAAATGTTGGCATTTTTGGCATCACTGTACAGTTCGTGAAGTTTGTTATCCATTTGCAATGTATTTATTGTTTGTTCAAATGCATTTGCAGTATGATGATGATTGATTTGCAACGTTCAATGAAAAAATACCCATATTGTGATCTGCGTTCAACATAATGAGTTTTGATTATATAATTTACTAATCTGTGTGCAGAAAAAGCTTGCATGTGCAGTTCATTGTAATCACTCATAATTCTTGCAACAGATGATGAATGGTGTCATACTTGATGATGGCAATTTGTTTTCCAGCCAATGCACTCATGTGCTCGTGCCTGGTTTCAGGAGGGTAAATTGAAACCGCATACAAAGCATATTTTACGTTGTAGGTATACGTTTTCACTGTTGCGTTTATATACTGTATTTGTTGATCAGTCATGCAGATTATTTAATGCATCAGCAATATAACAGCAACGACTATACACATCCACAGTTATTACATCATGTTGGTCCAGCCTGCAGCAACCAAATCTTGCATCTCATCACTCTGCATGGAGTCATTGCCAAAGCAAATGGGTGCAACTGCATCAGCATCTTGAGCATATGCTGCCAATGCATTGAGGGGACGAGTGTAATACTTGAGTCCAAAGTCCATGCCTTTGATGGCGCTGGGTTTGCCATTGTCATCCACATTCAAAATTTCAAAATAACGCTGGCAGATGCCGTTGTTGGCATCATTGTCCAATGCCATCAATGCCCATATGAGGCTCATGACGCAATCATCTTTGCAACTGCCACGTGCACTCCAAGTGCCATTGGGCTTGCGCACAAACTCTTTAAGCTCTTGAATGGTATTGACATCATTGAATCGTACACATTGCAACTCATTGACCCAATACCTCATGTTGAGTACACCTTTGTGCTTGGTGTTGGTATGAGCTACAACACCCAACTGTTCCTTTTTGCGCCCAGCCAATGCTGATCCATAATTGATGATGTTTTCGTATTTGTGCATGTGATGCAAGTTGTCCACCACTTGAGCTCCACAGTTGTTTCTTTCAATCATGGCCAATGGCTTGCCCCATTGCGTCAAAATTTCATGCAATTGCGTTGTAAAGTTGGGAACATCCACAGTGTTGCTGCGAAAACAAGCCACTTGTTCAATGTTGGTCAAGTCAGTCATGTCCAAGATTTGAACAACGCTGTAATCTTGCCCCACACCTTCAGCCACATCCACTCCTGCAATGTAAATGCGGTGCTCTTGTGGCATTTTCCATATTTTATATTTGCCATCATGCAGTGTCAAGACAGCATCACTGCACATGCTCTTGAACTTCTCAAACATCTCTGCATCAATGGATGATTCACCTTTTTGTAGAAACACGCAGTTGAACTCTTGATCAAATGACTCTACACTGCCCAAAATCTTGATTTGCTCTCTCTTCCATGCTTCATCACGCCCTGGCACATCATCCCATTTGATGATGCTGGTCACAAAACCATTTTCACCGCGCATGCTGCCATCATAAAGTTTGTAAAACAAATTGTCTGTGCCATTGGGTGTAGATGCAATGAGCACTTTGGATTTTTTGGAGCGAGAAATGGTGGGCCATACTGAACGCCAAAAGTCATCCATGATGGAAGGTGGATCAATGAAAGCCAACTCGTCTAATATCAATACATTCAAAGAAGTACCACGAGCAGCACTGCCTGTTGTAGTTGAAATGCCGATTCTGGATCCATTGTCCAGCATGAGGCTGGTCTTGCCATACTCAATGACGCCAGGCTTGAGCCAGTTGGGCAACTGTTCATAAGCCATGCGCACTCTTCTGAAGATTTCAATGGCTGTACTCTCTTTGTTGGCCACAATGACTATGTTTTGGTCATCATTGAAGCATGCTACCCACAATGCATAAATGGTCAACATGGTAGTTTTTCCAATCTGACGACTGGCCAACAAGATGTTGTATCTGTTGTCTCTGAGTGTTCTCAGAGATTGCTTTTGACATTTGAACAAGTTGATGACTGTTCTGCCTTCATCTGGGTCAATGATGTAAAAGAAATTCTCCGCAAAATGCAAAATGTTTTGTGCACACTTTTTGATGTCTTGCACCATTTGTGGAGTGTACTCAAAACTGGCTCTGCTGGTGGGCAGAGATGGGTTGTTGAGGTAGTATTGTTTGTCAGCCATATTTTTATTTACGTTGCTGATAATGTTTTACTTGCTGGTGCATCAGTTATCTACATATCCACACAGTTGCTGACCAAGTTACGCGCAATGGCATTTTGTGGATAACTTGTATTTCTATTCAGCATAATAACATATTTTGACATGCGATTCAAAACACTCTGCACTGGAATTTTTACTGTATCATTCATTGCATTTATTTAGATGCACATCACTCATCAACTGTATTCAAACTCATACAATGGTCTGCCTTGATGTACTATGTAAAACTTGTCCAACCTTACCTTGTGTTGTCGTTGAAATTCTGGTGTATCCATTGCAGATAAGAAGATGGTTATATTTGCATCATCATTTTCATGGTGTGTTGTAACACCATCATCAGTATCTTTCAACATTTCACCCATGAGTTGAGCCAATGCAATTGTTACATTGCTGATGAATATACCAATTGGCAAGCGCCTAGCAAAGCCCCTGTTTTTGAGAGACATGGCTATGCGCTTGTTGAACTTATTGACTAACATTTGAGCAACACTCTGAGCAGGAACTTGTTTCATAGCATTAGTTATTCAAATTATTTTATGCAAACCCTTTGTTGTGTCCTACTAAAATATGAACAATTCTGAACAGGTCATAATAGATGTATGTAACAGCATCTTCTATATTTTCTCTACCCTTCATTTCATCTGCCCTTGTGCAATTGCTGAGCAAATTCTCTGAATGAACGGTGAGGTTGTTAATTGCGTAGTTGATTGGACTCATGTTGAAATTATTTGAGATGATGATTCCAATCTGCAAAACTGATGGTGTCAGCAATTTGATCTATGTTGTAGTAGATGTCAATGACAGCTTCTTCTATGTAGAAGTATTCATCTGCATCATATGTATCTGCTCTGTGACAAAGATCGTTCAAAGACCATGCAAAAGTATCCAAATAATAAAATGTACGATTCAAAGGATCACGTGTAGGAATGTGAGGTGTCATAAATGCTTGTGTATTGCTGCTGTTTGCTCTGTGTCTCGCTTGGTTTCATCAGTGATGATGTTGACAATGTGCTTGCAGTTTGTGACAATGTCTTTCATATCGTCTTTGACCCACCAGCGTGTTGCAGGATTATTCATAGCATCATATGTTTCATGTTCATGAACGCAATACGCAATGTACCTTGCAGAAGCAGTTATTCTGGAGTTGATGGAGTTGATGGGGCTTGCGTAGTTGGTTTGCATGATGTGTTAAATGCTGTGTTGTACAATGATGAAGGCCAAGTGCTCACAATTCTGAATTATTTCATGTATATATTCCTTGGTCCATCCACGTTTTGCAGGCTTGATGGCATTGCGAGCACAACCCAAAGTACCCATGGCACCACCATACAGTTGATTGTCAAAGGTGATAGAGAAATTGAATTTCATAATGTATCTTGTTGTGCTGCATTGGCAAGGGTGCCTGCAATGTGTTGACAATAATTACTCACAGTGCGTATTGTGCCTCTGCTGTACCATGCATTTGATGCAGTCAGTTGCATTAAATTGTACAAATGATCTGTAACATCCTGCGCATAACCATTGGGCAAGTTGACTGTATAAGCAGTGACAGGAAAGTTGGTTTGCATTGTGTATTTATTTAGTTGCTGCTTTAAAAAGATAGTGCATTATGCGTGTTAAAGCATTGTCAATGAGCAGCTGTTGTGAACGATCAACATTCAGCCGCTTGGCAGCATCTTCATTCATTGTTACACCAATGTATTTGAACCAATGTGCATCATTTGCAAGCTTGGAAACATCATCATCTTCAAAACTATTCATGGTTGTCTTTTAATTGCATGTGCTTGCTGTATTCTGTCTGCCAAGTATTTGGCAATTGAGTTAGCTCTGATAAAGAGATGGTTTAAATCAAATGGTCCTGCATTGCTGTTTGTTGCATATACATTGCACCAAAATTTAAGATTATCAACTGTGTAGTCCATTAAATCTAATTTCATAACACTATTTATACAAAAAGCAGGTGATGCATTGCACCACCTGCTTCAAGGTTTGTTGGTTGTTGGTTGTTGGGTTAGGCCTTGTTGGCGATTGTCACATGTGGATCAACAGCTTTGGACTGTTTAGCCTGTTCACGAGCCATTTTGCTGGCTTCAGCTGCCTGCTGCTTGGCTGCATCTTTGGCCTGTTTGGCCTGCAGCTTCTGCTGTTTGCGTTGCAGTTGATCAGCAGCATTGAGCTCTTGTTTGGCCTGCTTGTTGGTTTGTCGAGCCAGCTGAATGCTGTTGTTGATGTCTGCAGCACGAGCAGCTACATCAACATCATTGTGAACTGCCAGTGCAACCAAAATGGACATCAGTTGCTTTTCAGTTACATTGTGTTGAATGCGCAAGTCTTGAATAATTTGCTTGTCTTCTGCTGTTACAAGGCAGGCATTGAACTTGGAGTTGGTATTCATATTGTATTTGTGTGGGTTTGTTGTGTTGTTTGTTGTGTTGTTTGTATTGCACTGTAGGCTAAAAATTGAATGATGCAACTTTTTTCCTAAATTTTTACTCTGCACTGTTGCTGCAATTGTTTTTGTGTTTGCTGTTGCGGCAATACTCAAGAGCACGATGCTTGAAACCAGGAGGAGGCAATGGCTTGCGCACTTTGTTTTTGATCTTCTTTGCACTGATGGTGCCAATGTAAATTTTCATATACACAATGTATATGTTTCCTGGCTGCAATCAACTGTAATGTTGTTTGATGATGTATCCAAAATCTCTTGCTAGCACGTGAAAGTAACTTAACCACAATGATTGCAACAATGGTGTCTGTGGAGGTCTTGATGCATCTTGCAATTTTTTCAAATATACATTGGCTCTTTTAAAATCTTCCAAAGCCCATTTTGCACCTTTTTTGAATGGAGTTGATTGTGTTGGTGTATTCATGTGTTGTAATGTGTCTCTATGGTGACACTCCTGGTACTTCTATAGTGCCATTTGCATACTCAATTTCTACATAATCATACCTGTATCTATAATCATTCGACACATATGATGAATCAAACAAATGTTTAGCATATTTGTTGGTATTGTCAGCTGCTGTGAAGAAGAATGCAATGAGCAATGCACAATCAACAACGTCACGCAGGTAATACTTAATATCATAAGAATTAATTTTCATGTAGCTCTTGTTGCTAAAGTTAGCATAGCCGATGAGACTGTCTGCCAATTTATTAGTCTCATGTGTTGCAGGGATGGCGTTCATATTATTTTACTTGTACTCTTTTGCCATCCAGCTGCATCAAATAAACTTTTGTTGGAAAGGTAGCATATTTGTATTGATCTGTGATGGTGGTTTTAACAGCAGGTGACATGTCTTTGACAGGAACGAACATGGCTGCCATGCGTTGAATGTCTTTGATGATGATGCGCACAAGTGCTTCAGTATTCATCCCATCATTGGCTCTCTTGAAAGTGCTGCGAACTCTATGGGTTTGCGCTAGCAAATATCTATATGCAGACCAGTTTTGAATGTGATACTTGGGTTGTTGATTCCATCTGGCCATGCATTTATTTATACACAAAAATGGCGCTGCCAATATAAACTAGCAGCGCCATGGTTTAGGTTGAGGTTGGGTTACAGAGCAAAGACACCTTTGCTGCGAATGTCCTGCGCCAAGTCACGTGCATCCACACGACGAATGTCAGCACTGTACTGATTGATGGGCAGCTGCACATCGCCACGGACGATGCGATAACCACCATTGGCATCACGCTCCAAAAGTACATTGACGAATTTTGGACGGACGTTTTTGCTTTTGAACCACTGTTTATTGATGTTGTTGTTGTTGTTGTTGTTGTTGTTGTTGTTTCTCATACACCATTAATATATGTCTCTGAATGATAAATCAACGGTTTAAGTCTAAATTAATTATGGATCCATCCAACATTTGCAAAGGTGTCCATTTTGCCAACATTACAACTTCAAACCATGCTGCTGCTTTGCTTAATCTTAGAAAGAATGCATTGTTGATGTCTGAATTGCCAAAAAGGTGTGCATTATACATCAAACTATCTTGCATTGTATTTTTAAACTGTTCATTGCTTTGCAAAGCTGCAGCCATTGGCATTGTTATGTATTGAAGTTTGCGAATGAATCTGGCTGTTCCAACAACCAACTCCAATTTCATAATGCGCTGTTGTGATGCAACTTCTGTTTTTAATTCAAACAACTCACCATAATTGTTCAACAATGCATCAGCAATGTTGCTGAAAGCATCAGATATTTTAACTGGATCGTACATGCATTTATTTAATAAAAAACCTCTCCAGAGTAATCTAGAGAGGTTGTTTGATTGTTTGTTAGAGTAATTTTAGAACTCTTCGCCAATGTCAGCAAGATCAGGACGATCTCTTCTGATTATATCACGAACAACGCGATGAGCTTGCATGTCATCAAACTCTTGCTTGCTGATGCTCTTGTCATCCAAGTAGAATTCTTCATAACCATTCTTGAGAAGTACAGCTGGACCATCTTCACGATGTTTCTTGCCATTTGCAAAGTAAATTTCAATGAGGCCTTGATCATTGCCAGTGTACCATACAGCAGGACCATTTTCATTGTGCAGCTCACCATTGCGAGTAAACTGAAGATTCAAGCCTGTTTCTTCATGCATGACGTGAATGTCAGGACCTACTTCTTCCAGCTGCCAGCCAGGAATTTGTGGCAGAGGCTTGCCTTGACCGCTTGCATCAGCCATTTCACGCAAAAGGTTGCCACCGTTTTGAATGTTTTCGTACAATTTTGAGAGTTTTTCAACGTCAGAGTGTTTCATGTTATTTTTATTTATAGCGCAATCATTATTTTTTGACAACTGTTTCTGTTTTTTGCTGTGGTTTTTTGAAAATATCATCATAGTTTTGCCAATATTTTTGCCACTGTTTGGTTCGGTTGTCGTCACCTTTGCCTGCTTCAGATTTGGTAAATGCCATGAGAGTATTTATTGCTCCACTTTTTTATGCTTGTTGATGATGGACTTTGCAGGCTTCTTGTAGTACCTGCTGAGCACTGCGCTGTAATAGTCATAGATGATGTCAGCAGCTTCATCTGGAGTCATTTGATCCAAATTGCCATTGGCATTGCCCAACATGGCACCAGCAATGCTCTGGTACAAATGCATGTTGATGGCTTGTTGATCTGATTGTGATGCATCACTCATTGCACAGTGCTTCAAATTGTTTGATGGTCAATGGCTCTGGATGCTTTGCTGCTTCAGCTTCACTGGGAATCTCTACAACATACAAGGGTACAAAAAAAGGCTTGTGCTTCTCTTGTTCAATGGCCAGCTTGAACTCAGCTGCAATTGCACTGCATTTGAGCTTGAACTTTTTGAACCTGGTTGCACTCAGTTGCATGCGTTGATGCTTGTTGCTGGCCAGCAAAGGCAATGGCGGAGGAATGATTCGGCTGATGACCTCTGCTAGTTTGCTGTCGCGTCCCAGTACAGTAATGGGCCCACAGCCGCGGAATAGATAATCACATGCAGCTGTTGTGCCATTTGAATCAGATGTAGTTTGTTTCATGTTATTAATATAGGTGTGTTTAAGATATGTGCAACTGTTCCGATACTTTATTTCCACCAGCATCTGTATCATCAATGTAATGCTGTACATGCAGCAATGCATCTGGCACTGCATCAAGATTATCAGCATGATACAAATTTGTGAACCATTTGCGATGTTGCAGCATACGATGATGAGCATACAAGTAAATGTTGGACAGCTTGGTATAGCGTTGAACATCTACATCCAGCTTGTAATCCTTTATGCATTGCAATGCTCTGACTTCACAGTCATGTTCCAGTGCAATGCATTTGTGCATGCTGCTCATGGCGGCGGCTGCATCATCACCTTGGCCATTCAACCAATGCGTAAATGCAATGGATGCATCTTCTACATATTCAACCCATTGCTTGCAGTTGTCTATGCTTTGCTGCATGTGGCAATATTCATGCAGCAATATTTCAAAGCCTTGTGCATTGTTGTAAGCAACCACCAGCTCTTTGCCATTGAACCATCCGCCTGTTTTCTTGACAGTGCGCTTGTTGAGCAGCTTGACAGATACTCCAGCTTGCATTGCTTCTGATACTACCTTGGCAATAAATGCTTGATGCTTCATGCAATAATATATAGGCTCATGCAATGACTTCAACAAATTTCCACACTGCATTTTCTGCGCGACCAAACTTTTGCAACTTATCTTCAGAAACCAGTTGACGCAGCAAGTAGTTGGCACGAAACTCATCAATGTGCAGCTGTTTGCAGACTCGTTCAACGTTGATGCAAGGAGGTTCAGTCATTTGCATAATGGCTTGCAGCTGCTGGTCTTTTTGAGAGCCTTTGCCTTGCTTGACATCTGCAACTTCAACAGCTTTCTCAAAATCATACCCCATGCTGCCAAAGAAGAATGTAAACGAACCAGCGCTGCCGTAGCGATTCTTGTCAACTTCAATGACGCGCACATTGTCTCCTTCTGCACTCAAGCGCATGTTGCAATCCACAGCATGCACAATGCCTGATCCTCCTTTGTATGTGCCACCTTTGGTGGAGTGCATGATGATGCCAATGGCTGTCTTGTGATTCTTGGCAATGGTCACCAATGCATCAGCTTTGTATTGCTCTGCAGCAGTTTTTGCATCAACATCACAATGCAGACTTTGAAAAGAGTCAACAATGAGCACATCAACTTGCTCTGCAATTTCTTCAATGGTATTGATATCATTGTTGCTGGCAATGAGAACATCAACAGTCTTGAGACGGCGGCATGTATATGCTACCATGACTTGACTTTCTTCGCCGCTCAAGTAAGCAGCTGTATAGCCTTGATTGGCCAATGCTTGGCAAATTTGCAGCATCAGAGTAGTTTTGCCGCAGCCTGGATCTGCAGAAATTGTGAATGTCATGCCAGGCAAGATGCCTTCTCCGAAAATGCGATCAACTTGTGCAATTCCAGTTTTGAGCCTGTTGAAGAACTCTTGTGGAATTTCAACGTCACCAGCACGATTCAAGGATGTAGTTTTATGTTCAATTTTCATTGTCCATTAACATGGCTGTTTTTGCAGTTTGTTCAAGTGGTTCCTGCTGTTTTATGCGCATCTTTGCAGTTACTCAGCATATGGCATGATGCTGCGCAGTGTTTGCATCTGCACAGTATCATTGTAGATGGTGTAGTTGCGACATTCCAGATAATCTTGCACCTCATTCAAAGAGTTGAACTTGCAGGCTTTGGTGTATTTATCATTGTAACAACTAACGTTCTGCGCTTCAGAATTGTGGTCAAAGATGTGTTCAAAATGAGCTTTAACTACCAACTCCACATGATCTGCGTAAAGTTCTACAATGAGATCATTGTTTTTAATGCCAGGTTTAGTGCAAAGACCAATGTAATTGTTGGTGTTGTGAGGAAATAGTGGCTTGTTGGGTGCATGTGTTTTCATATTTGTTGTGTAAAATTATTTGCGTTCATCATAGTTCAAATTGATTACTTTGAAGCTTCCGAGACTATGCTTGATGACAACACCTTCGAATGCTCTACCATTCACTTCTGTCATTACTTCAGCATACTCTTTGATGAGCTCTGGAGTTAGAGTAGCAGTTTCAAGCAAGTCAACAGTTGGTATGCTGTATTGATCACAGAATCTGGTATAATGAAAGATGCAGCTCTTATCAGTTACATATTGGAATGTATCAAAGTTGTACATGTTGAACGCAGCAAAAGCTAGATCTAGCTTAGAGTGAGGATTAGCAGCATGACTTTGAATGCCACTACCATAAATCTCTCCTCGCAGAGCTAAGCTAAAGTCATGAAACTTGCAGTAATTCTCCAGTTTGTTGAGAATATCATACCTACGATTGATGCGAGTATAATTGTTGTTGCACTCTGGCTTAAGGTCAAGAGAGCGAGAGCAGATGCCAGTAGTCCATTCACCAGTCTGCTGATCTTTGCGGCAGTAGTACGTAGCACTCTGACCATCAACCTTGAGAGTAACATCAACAGTCTCACCAAATGGGAGGTCCAAGATGTTCTGAAAGCGTTCTTCATCAGTCTTACCTAGACCAAAAGGCAGAATACCTTTAGCATCTAGCTGCTGAGGAGTAGGAGCTTCATATTTGGTAACACCAATCAAGTCAGACACCTCTTTACCAATATTGTCTTTGAAATCACCAAATTGATCTGCAAAGAAGAAAGCATCCATGATATTGATATCATAAGGACTCATTACAATACCAAATGACCACTGACCTCTAAGTTTCATAGCGCGGACTCGATTGCCACGCTTCTTGAACATTTCAGCCCAAGGCTTATCAGGCAGCACAGTATCAGGCTGAATGAGCACAATAGCAGCTCCAGCTCTGTAACGATCTTTCTCAACGATGCAGGTATAACCTAACACTTTGGCAAGTTCAAGCTTATCAGCATTAGGGTGAGGTTTGATTTCAGAGATGAGTTCGATGGAAGCAAGTTTCATGGTTGTTTTGATTGTTTATTATAATCAGATAGGTCTTGTGTGAAATCAACAAAAGAAGGTGTAGGTGTTTCATTTTGTTTTTGAAATTCATTCCAGAACCATTCTTTGACTCTGTTGTATATTGTTTGGTCTTTCCAATAAAAATGGCTATCACACTTGCGTGCAGTTTGAATGCGCACACCGACAAACTCATCATGCAGGAATAAAAAGAAAATGCCAACTAAAGTGTCTGTGCACATCCAAGTTACATCACGGTGTTCACATTCCTTAAAGTCATCTTCAATGCTCATGCCATAGCAGATACCACCACCGAGACCAAATGCATAGCCAAGACTTTCTACATCATAAAAGCCTTGCATGCGAGACTCGTCCAATGTTTCAAGTAGATTGTAGATGTTCATACTATTATTATAACAAGGGTTCGTAGTTTAGTCAACTGTTCAGCCGAGACCACATTTCCGCCATGAGGCTCTGAGCGCACGGGTCGCAGACATTCAGATCGGGATCGTCTTGGGGTTCGCGCCCATCGCGGATCCACATCGAGCATCCACAGCGGATGCACTCATCAGATTCCTGTTCGGCGGGATCGAAGTCGCCACCCAACCACCAGGGCTGAACAAGGCGCTGATCGCCACGCAGCTTAGCACCAATGATTTTTTTCTTGAGAGATTCGTTGTAGCTGTACATGTTGTTAGAATTCGATTTTGGTAATTTTAGGAATGATGCGTTTGATTTTATCATGTGCACTGGAACACTCTAAATATGTAGAGTGTAATTCTCCATTGTAGTCTGCAATGGTATGATATAAGCTAGCGCTAGATTTTTGACACAAATAACCATTTGTATCTACAAAGAATTGGTTCTCTTGTACATCACCAAATATTGGTGCATTGGGTGCTTGTTGTTCAAAGATAATTTTCATGTTGTTAGTATAGCTGAGGTTAATTTGTATTCAACTGTTTTCTTGCAACGGGAACATCAATGATTTTATGATTTACATCCAAGTCTACCAATCGCAGATCAAAAGCTGCATCCTCTAGCTTCTCAACATCAAGTGCACCATCCTTTACAAGCTGACGCACTACCAATGTGCCAATCGCTTGCAAATGCATTTTGCGCACTGCATGAGCTCTGGCTAGATCTTCATATGTTTCTTCATTGTGCATAATGGTAATGTGCCTCGTTTATTCAACAACTGGCTCCGACGAGGCTCGCGGACAGCACGTGTCTTATTCTGTAATTGGTCGGCTCGGAGGGATTCGAACCCCCAACCAAGCAATTATGAGTTGCCTGCTCTAACCATTGAGCTACAAGCCGATTAAATTATTCACCAAGCAATTGTGGTAACAGATTACTACCATCGGTTGCAACAACTAGGATGTTAAATTGCTCATACACTTCACTATTACGATGATGAACTGAAAGAGTACCATTAGTTACTTCAGCTCCATCAAATTCAAAGATTTGCAAATCACCAGTCTGGTTATCAATCAACTGAAACCATTTATCAGGATTCAAATCGTTCTCAAAACAACTATGATATAGTGTACTGTATTTGTCGTAGAACCCAAAGGCGTTATTAAGAAGATTTTTGACTTGATTTGGTGTTACTTTCATACTATTATTATAGCAAGGTTCCAGATGTAGTCAACTGTTATTTCACCATATCAGCCAAATATTCCAGCAAGTAAACTTTTGGAGCCAACCAGATTTTGAGCCATTTGATGTTGACGTATTCAAAAAACGATCCAAATCCTAAGGCAAAAGACACTAAACCAGCTACCGTTACTGGTAGCCAAAAACCATATTCATCTCCCCACGTTGCAACTTCAAGCTTTTTATATAAGTGATTCGCTACTTTATATACAGCAAAAGGAATACCTAATGCTAAGATAGCAGCAATGCATTGAATAAGAGATTCCACTGCATGCCACATGAGCAGTTGCTCAACTACTTCTGGTGCTTGTTGATAAAGAGCATCTACAAGCTCGGTACCTGTTTTTTGAATACCGTCGATGCTTTTGATGAGCGCTTGCTCTAGAGTGTTTTGGATGGTAGGTGTTGGTTGATCCATAATGTTATTTGTTTTGGAGGTTATTTTTTGTCTTTGTATTTGAAAAACTCTTCTGTATTTTCATACAGAAATCCTACTATAAAGGCAATGATGAATGCAAAGAAAAAAATCCACGAAAGTATACTGAAACTTGGCGGATAGCATTCACATCTGTATTTTTCTTTGGCATTTAAAAACCGAATGATGAAAGCCGAAACAACGACTCCAGTGATGTAAATAATTAGGGCTGTGAGTATTGGATTCATGATTGTCTATACAATGTAACAAGGTTCCTGATTCAGTCAACTGTTATTCACTAATAATACCAGCTTTGACTCCAGTCCAATTTTCGATTGACCAAAAGTACTCTCCATCTTCTTCTTTTACTAGCAATCCTCCATAATAATTGCTTATCGTTCTAATTTTAGTTACCTGCATATTATTTCTGCAGCGTATTGCGCAATAAAGTTTCGATTTCGCTATTAACATTCTTGACGAACTTATATCCAAAACCTTTAAAGTTTCTATTGAGAAACTTTAGCATCTCTGTTCGGCTTAGACCTTCACCTCCAATTGTTGAGTATAGAAACAATCCATCCAGTCCAGCAATATTATATCGCGGATCTTTAGAAAAACCATTTTGTACGATTAGAATAGTACCGGAACGCGTTGAGAATACATCCCCTACTTGGAAGCTCTTAATCGTGGTATCTACTTTAGGTACTTTGAGTACTCCAAGCTCCTTAGCTTTTTCGATATCAATATTATATTCTTCACCTTCAATTGTTACTTTAAGTTCTTTCATACTATTATTATATGGACTTTCCTTATATTATTTGATAAGTTTTTTCATTAAAGTTTCGATTTCGCTATTAACATTCTTGACGAACTTAAGCCCACAAACACCGTTGAGATAGGTTAGCATCTCTTCTTTACTTGCACCTTTACTTCCAAAGTCTGAGTATAGAAACAATCCATCCAGTCCAGCAATATTATATCGCTGCTCTTTAGAAGTATCAGGCCAACCATTTTGCACGATTAGAATAGGGTTAAAACCTGATGAGAATACATCACCAACAAAGAATTCTTTGATAGATCTATCTTCTTCGAGCAATCCTAAGCTCTTAGCCTTTTCGAGGTTAATCGTAAAGTCTTTACCTTCAATTGTTATTTTAAGTTCTTTCATACTATTATTATATGGACTTTCCTTTTAAACTCTTAAACAACTCTGCGATATCTTCATTGATATTCTTCACAAATACTATACGCTCACTATCTTTCCACTTGTTGAGTTGTTTAAGTACTTCTTCTTTTGTTCCTCCTTCTGACCCAAAAGTAGAGTAATTTCCAATACTATCATATAGACCAGAAAAAGAATAACGCCGCCTATCAGGGGAATTAAAACCTGTTTCGACGATTACAATAATGTTTCCATGTTTAAATCGAAACGCATCACCCACTTTGAAACTCTTAATAGAGTTATCTTCTTTGAGTACTCCGAGTTCTTTAGCCTTTTCGATATCGATTAGATATTCTTTATCTTCAATTGTTATTCTCATACTATTATTATAATGAATTTCCTTAATCTTTCCACTACTATCTGATTCTAATTTTACCTTATCAGAAAGTACCTCATCAATCAATTCTTCGTCAGTCATGTTATTTGGTTTTTTGTTTGATTTTGCGTTGCTTGTTGATGCGATTGCGATCTTCAATCATCTTGTGCCACAGCTTTTTGGTGGTACCAAAAGCTCCACCAATTCGGTTGCCCAGCATGTGCATGCCACTGTTGTTCCAGCAGCGATGATAAGGTTCAATGTCTGCATTGATTGATGGTCTATCTTTGTAGTTTTGTGTATTGTTTGCCATGTTGTTATTGTAACGTTGTTGGAGATTATTGCAACTGTTTTGTTATTCAATGGCAATGGTTGGCTCACCAATGTAAATCATTTTCTGACTTGGTGCATACAAGACTATACAAACATCTGCTCTGCACAGTCTCAAAAATGCAATTTTGTGACCACAAGCATCATCAAGCAATGCACATACATTGATGCGCAACATTGGATCAGCTCCTGCTGAAGTGCAGTAAACTGATCCTACAATTGTATCTTCTGCATTGATGCTGCCTGGCGTGGTGTTAATTTTAACTTTCATAATGTTATTGTAATGTATTTTGCAATTTGTTCAACTTGTTTCCTAAAATTTTGTACCAAATGATGATGATGAGCATCACAAAATTGATGACGTAATTGGCCAGCAAAGGCACTTGCATCATGGGCTGCATTGCTACATACCAACAGCACAAAACTTCACCCAACATCCACATGAGCAAAAAGGCCCATGACAGCCCATGAGCATGCTTTTGTTTGTACACCATGATGCATTGCGGCAATGCGCAAAATGCAAACAGCATTGATCCAATCCATCCAATGATTTCCATGTTAGTTCATGTTGGGTTCGCGAAAGTAATTGTCAATGTCTTTGAGACACTCTATGACTGTTTTTTCACATCCTGCAATGCGTGCATAATAAATGCGAGAGCAGATGGTTCAGAGTTTTTCATACTCCTGCCTGTACAGCATTGCATTTGGTTGATGATAGTTTGAGTAGCTGGTGCATGTGCAATGGCGGTTCCAGCAATTGGGACATTCAGTAAGAGCCATACTAAGTTATTGATGCTCCTTCCATTTGAATTGTGTTTCATTTTGCCCTGTTACAATCCATTCAGCATATCCACGCTTTACTGCTTCTGCTTTTAATTGATCTCGTTGATCAGCAGCCGTAAATGCACAAACAATTGCAACGATAAAAGCTAATGTTATATACCAACCACTTAAGTTGTCATTTTCACTCATATTATTTTTCAAGTTTAAGTTTAGTATCTTTCATGTTCAAATCAGCAAGTAATTTCTTGGTGAGTTTGTGAATGGTCAATCGACTTGGACGAGATTGAGTTTCACTGTCTTGAAACTCATAAAAAATACTCCGATCACCATCACTATAAGTGTATATTGATTTTATGCTGATTTCTGATAAAAAGGAATATGGGAAATTACCAACCCACATATGAACACCATTCAATGATACATAGCAAATACGATCACTATATTTTCCTGCTTCTGACTTGAAACTATGCTCTTTAGCCAACTCATTGAGTTTAATATCCCATTCTTTATCATACGTACCCAGCATGATCCAGTATTTTGGTTTAAAGAGAAATTGAAGGTTTTGAATGAATGTAGAGATTTTTTTCATATTATTTTATTCTGATAACCACTCAAAGAGTTCAGTAGGACTATCAAACAGACAGAAATCATATCCAGGATGTGTAAAGATGTTACCCAATGTATCAATATATTCTTTACAGTCATGCTGATTACCCCTTTCAAAACCATCTACGCACATTAGCTTGTATGAATTACAGTTTTCGTAATCAGTCATAACAACAAAAGCTTTTTCTTTTGTAGATTTATGACATGCTCCCACAATTGGAAATGCGATATATTTAACCTCAGACAAATCAACTGTTTGTTCATTTTTTTCTATAACGATTCTTTTCATACTATTATTATATTGTATTTCCTAATTCATTTAACTGGTTATACGAGTTTAAGATAATATGCCCATGATCGAGAAACGTCAGAAGTAAACAAAGAAAAGTATGCTTGAGTAGATGGTTCAACAGTATAAACTTCCCCCCTTTTATGAGATGCACCATCTGCAAAGTTTACATCTTTTGTGCAAATAACTTTTTCACCGATTTTTAGGTGAGCATTGTTTTTGTGATTGATATTCATATTATTTGATGTGTTTAATATTTTAAACTTTGCCAAAAGATTCTGCTGCTCTTTGATAGTTGCGTGTTGCTCCGTTCTTGCAAAGCGTTGATACCCATTTGTAATTCCACAACAGCTTGATAGTCATCATGCAGCACCAACAACAAAGAAGATGCATTGCTTGAACTATGAATGATAGCATATGATATTATAACGACTTCCAGACGTTAATCAAATGCAAAATGTAGTCATATGCAGCTTTTGCAAGGTACCAGACAATGTATGATGCAGAACCAATGGCAACAAGAAATGTAAAGATCCAGCAGCCTCTTGTAAGGAAGTCTAGATTGGGTCCAAAGTTGCATAGACTACCAATGCAGCTTAAAATACAAATCGTACTAAAAGTAAGGGATAAGAGAACAGTCATTAAAACAATGGCATCACATGCCATTCTGATCTTGAGGTCTTTGATGACCAGTTTGATGAATTTAGTAATTTTTTTCATAAGTTTACATGCATGAGGTTGTTTTGGTTACGCGATGAATTCCTGATCCACGACCAGTATGCCGTCCATAAGGATTATATGCACGATGGTTATTGAACTGCTCAGCAGACAAGATCTGAATAGTAGGAGCAGTCTTGCCTTCCCACACCATTACCCCTTTAGGCTTTTGCCAATTCTTCTGAGTTATCTTGGCACATGCAGCACAAATGCGACTATTGAGCAAAGTCACGCGTTCGTCTTCTACGCATTTGCCACATCCACAATATATAAGTTGTTCGTTCATGATGGTAATATACAGGTAAAGATAGTTCAGTCAACTGTTTCCTGTTCTGTTTGCAAGTATTGTTGCAGTTCCTGTTGGTTCATATCAAAATAGCACAAAGGATGAATGTTCATATGTTTGTTTATTGTGGTGTTAGATATCCCAGTTCACGCACGTTACGTTGAATCCGCACTGTCTCAGGAGGATCGTGCTGCGCTTGTAGTTGCTGCCGTAAAAGGTGTGCGTGGACAGGTAGTGTCCGAGAGCGTCAGGATTGCGCTTGTCCATGATCCACCCGTTGCAGTTCTCCACCTCGATTTCGAGACGGTGCGTTTCTGATTCGGGCAATTCCGCGAGATCGGCCCAATGCCGAACAAGGCGGTGCTGAGAACCGCTTCTCGTCGTGCGCTCGATGCGTCTCCATGATTTCCGGCGTTGATGTGCGTTCATAGTTCTTCCTCCAGCGGTCTCAGACCTTGATCGTTCGGCGGACTGATTGAGTCGATAAGCACCCGTCCGTCTGGATGTAGGTATGCGACGACTTGCGCGCCGGTTAGCTCATCGTGGCGCACACACCGCATTGCCTCGTCCCTGAAAACCGCAGC